TTTTTGAAGCTTTCCCAATCATCCTTGAAATCGTTAATCGAATCAACAGAATTTCTCACCTCATAAAATGTGCCATCTTGCTTCAGGAGAAATGCTCGCGGTGGAATTGGTCTATTTTGAAATCGTCCAAACTCTCTCGCATCAATAACATCAATAATAGCTTTCCGCCGAAGCAGTTCATCAAACGTTCCATTCATTACACATAGCTCTCTGGGTAAAAATTTAAGACCAAAAAGAAAATCTGTTAAACGTCTATATTGGACAATTCCTCGAGCTATTTTTCTCTGATCTCCATTCGCAATTGAAGATAATATTGCCGTCTTAAGATCTTCAAATTGTTCACTTAGTGCATCTATTTTCTTGTGCTCATTGTTCGTAAATCTCTGCTCTTGAAGCAACCTCTGAAAGTATCCAGACCACTGCTTTTTTAGTGTTTCTTCAATGTCCTGCCATTTTTCAAATGTAAAGATATTATTTCCTTTTGTGCGTAATCGCACAAAGTTTATAAAATTGAAAATATATTTTGCTGTTTCTTGTTTTTCGATGGAAGGAAATACAATTTTATCAATAATATCTGTTTCCTTGTTTTTTTCGTACAAAGCATGATCATGCCAAACTCTTTTGTCAATAAAAGTATATACCATTGCCTAAATCCGTCCAGCCGCTGTAATGCAGCACAAAGTTGTACAGCGTCAGAATGGCCGCACGCATCCCATCCGTCAGCACACGTCCCAGCGTGTCCCAGCGCAGTTCAGTTACGGCAGTTGTCAGTCCCTCTGCAATGCCCGCGCCCAGACTGTCCCAGTGGATGCGCTGCATCAGCGTGTCCGCAAAGAGCAGCGCTGTGTTCAGCCCTTGTGCAATGGTATGTCCGATGGCAGTCCACAGGCCCGGTACTTCGATAAAACCATTGATGCAGTCGGCAATGTTTGTTGCCCACTGCACAGCCTTATCCTGTATATCCGGCCATGGGATGGCGTTCAGACTGTCACGCAGCTTCTCGCCGATCAGCTGCCCGACCTTGTACCAGTCGCCCTGCTCTATGGCATCCATAATGCTGTCAAGGAATGGATTCTCCGCAGAAAAGTCGAAGTCCGGGGTAATGCTGTCTGCTCCACCACCGCCCCCGCCGCTGCTATCGTCGGACTGCTTGTTCAGCACGTTCAGTTCGTCAAAGGCGGCCAGTTCACCATTAGCGTCCTTGACCTTCTTCGCTGCGCTGCCCGCCGCCGATCCGACGCCGTTCATAGCCTTGGCTGCTCCGGCGCTGGCGGAGATTGTGCGCCCGGTAAAGAACGCCACCAGCCGCGCAATGTAACTGAACACCATCGCCGCCGCATTTGCCAGCGCAGTCAGCGCGGGGGTAAGTATCTGAATGATGGGCGCGGCTGCCGTGGCCGCTGCGCCCTGCAAGTTGCCGAGCGCCGTCCGCAGGCTGGACGAAGACAGCAGCGCCGTCCCCATCCAGTTCGTCAGCGTCCGAAGCCCGGAGGAAAGCACATTGAACACCAACGCGCCAGACACCAGCCCTGCCAGCCGCTTGCGGAAGTGTTCCGTGCTCTGCGCTGCCTGTGCCAGCCGTTCCTGCACACTCTGGGCCTTGCTTTTCACAAAATCAAAAGCCTTGCCGCCGATAGAGCCTATCGTGGACAGTGACCTTTTCAGAATCTTACTCACTGATGCCGCGTTGAACAGCTTTGAGACGAAGGCATCCATCGCATTCGCTGCACGCTGCACGTTGGATACATCCACCTGCGCCGCTTGTGCAGCCTGTGCGGCGTTGGCAACAGCCTCGGCCTGCCGGGTCGCCTCATCCTTCTCCTGTGCAAGCTGGGCAGTCAGTTCGGCGTGCCGTTGCTGCAGTGCCTGCACAGCGGCATCCTGTGCGCGGTAGGCCTCGGCGGCAGCCTGCACAGCGGTATCCTGCTGCTGCAACTTTGCGGCCAGCTTGTCGCTCAGCGTTTCGTCGCCCTTGGATGTGACGCCGAACTTCGATTTGCGTCCGGCATCCAGTCGAGCGTTTACTTCGTCGAGAGTGGCAGCCGTTTCGGCAGCTTTCTGGCGGGCGGCTTCCAAATCGTCCCGCAGCTTATTCCGTTTGGTCGTAGCCGAGCCGAGGCCCTTTTCCACCGCATTGATTTCTCGCGCGGTTTCTTTGGCCTTGGCCTGCAACTCTTTTAAGTCTGCCTCGGCCTTTCGGTTATTAAAGCGCGTATTGATAACGACTGATGCCATAGCTTCACCTCCCCAGAAGATCCAACAGCCTTTCCTTTTCGGCCTTATCCTCGGCACTTTCTGCCGCATGGATTTTGATAACGGCAGCGTTCTCGCGGGCAAATTCCTGCTCGGATTTGTCCAGCATTTTACCGCGTGCTCGCTTGTTTCGGATGTTCACCACCTGCGCAAACAGGCCATCGCCGATGCCATGAAATGCACCGAGAAATTCCCACCAGTGCAAATACCCGCATCGGCGGCAGCTATACCCCAGCACTTTGTCCACGGCGGGTGCGATCAGAGCAGCATCCTGCTCCCAGTCCACCAGCCGGGGACGGAAGCCCTGCTGCTCGTCTTCTTTTCCCTCGTTGATAAAAGTAAAAGCCGCCCGAAGCGCAGCGTTTGCGTCGGGCAGCTCTTTCCAGCGGGGATATAGAATTTGCAGGCAGGCAATGTACTGCTCCTGCTGTGTCAGGTCGGGGTCAGTCAGCGCAGCCAGTGCATCCAGTACGGCGCGAAAATCCGAGCGGATCGCAAAGCTGTGCCCGGCCACCTCGACGGTGGTGGGCAGTTCCCACGCACTCATGCCTGCTGACCGGGGGCAAGCCCCTTGCTGAAGTCGGCATAGACGGCGGTGTGCTTTTTGAGCCGCGCTTCGGCGGCAGCGATTCCGGCCTTGTGCGCTTCCTCCACCAGAGGGGCAACAGCTTCCAGCACCTTTTCAAAGACAAAAGCACCGTCATCGGCAAGAGCCAGCGCCGAAAGTCCGCCAAAGAAAACCGAGGACACATCACTGCCAAACACCTTGTTCAGTTCGGCCTTGATGGTCGTATCCATTGCGAGAATCTTTTCGGGTGTCATGTCCTGCTTGGCCTGCTCCGCCAGTTCTGCGATGGCATTGCGTGCCGAGACGAAGCGCCCGGAAATGCCGATGTCGGCAGGGTTGATTTTGATGACGCCCAGCAGTGTGCCGTCAGCGTCTTTCACGTCATAGCTTTTGACGCCGCGATCAATAACCAGTTCCATGATGACTGCTCCTTTCACGCCTCGGCGGTGAACGCCTTGGTGGTGGGGTTGAATGTGCCTTTGGTTTTAACGCCAGTATAATGCACGTTGAACGGAATCTGATAACCAGTGGTGTCGCCGCCGTAGCTGCTGACCTCGATGTAGCACTCTTCCCGCACCGCAGGGAACGCGCCGCTGCTCTGGGCGTCCCACAGCTTGACTTCCACGATGTCGGTTTTCAGATCATCCAGAACCAGATCGTTGTCGATAATGCTCTGCAGCTTCTCAAACAGCGGGTCGCCTTTCTCGGCGTAGTAAGGACTGACCTCGCCCTGCTTCTGGTAGCTGTCGATGCTGACAGTCTCGTTGCCGAGAATGTTGGTTTTCTTTTCGACGTTGGCGGACAACTCCGGGGAGTATTCCTCCAAATCTTTGCCCAGCCGCACATAGCTGGCCGTGCCATCATCTGCGGCAAAAGTTGCATTCAGATAATGCGCCATATATTTGCGTTCGATTTTCATGCAAAATCCTCCGATTCATAGGTTTTTGTGTAGCGCAGGCTCAGCACGACCATATAAGTCGCCGTGCCTTCGGCCTCCGCTTCGTACAGCACACCGTTCTGGGCGCGGGCGATGACAGACTCTTCGGCGTCGCCAAAGTTTGGAGCAAGGCCGTGGGTACTCTGCTCCTGCACCCAATGCTGGAAGTCGTTGACCCAATCTGCGTTGATCTTCGCGCCCTCATCATCGCCTGCACTTTTGGCAAAAGTAAAGTACAGACCGAAGTTGCTCTGATTTGTGACGCAGACTGCGCCCGTGATATAGGTGCGGCGTTCAATTTCCTGCAGCCCCTGCGGGAAGACCGCGCCGCAGCTGGGCACTTGGTCGGTGTAGTCGACATGCCAATCCTTCAAGATGTCATGTCCCTCATAGGTGCGCAGCCATGTGATGACCTGCTCAAGTTCACTCATTCGCCAGACCTCTTTCCAATATAGCGTTCCAGATCGGCAGCCAGCGCATCACCCTCGGCAGCCACAAGCGCACGATCCCAATGCCCTCCGGCAAGGGGATTCTTTGTTTTTGTATAGTTCAGCGGCTTCCCGCTGCGGCTCACGCCGTTATACAGATAAACCGCCTGCGGCTCTTCGGTGACGATCTCCGGCACGCGGGGGTCGGTCTGGGCGACGGTCAGCTTGATGGTCGCGCCTGTACGGTAGGGCATATACTTTTGAATGCGCCGCAGCACATTCTTGGTGTGGAACATTTGCGTATCACCCTGTTCATCCAGTCCCACTTCCTGCAAAATCTCTTCTGCGGCGGGAAAATCAAGCGTGACCCTCATTGCTTACCGCCTGCCTCCACATGGTACAAAACATTGCGGCAGCCCATGTCCCGCACCCAGTCTACAGTAACCACACCGGGGCGGTTGGCCGGGACGAAGCCGCCCCACTGTTCGCGGGTTGTGATTTCTTCCCCAACACCCTCCACAATGCGATCCCCGCATTCCAGCACATACACGCCGGGGATGCCGTTAAAAAGGGCGGGGGCAGCCCTCCGCGCGTTTTTGTTGGGAATTACCAGCAAAAATTCGTCGCAGGATTTGCCCCCACTTTTATCAACGGTCTGCACGGTTTTACGCTCAAAGTACGCGCCATGAATTACGCAGCGCGTCACCCGGAAGGGATTATAACACGCATGGTACACGGTAACGGTCTGGCGGCACAGGTCATAGATCGGCGAACGAAGCGCTCCCTCATACCGCATCAGCTGCACCCCCTGTACACATCAGCATACAAGCACAGAATGCGATAGTATTCTGCCGCCTGTGCCTTGGGTGTCGCATCAATGGCTGCTGCCGTGTTGGCGGCGTAGCTTTCGCTTACGCTGCCAATCGTAACGCTGGCCGGAGCAGCCGCAGCACCGCTCTGTACATCGGCAAACCTGCGCTGGGCGTCAGCAATGGCACATACAGCCGTGTCGCGGGCGCTGTCGGTGGGATATTCCACGCGGTACAGCCGCTCGTATCGCCGAATCAGCGCGTCGGCATCAGCATAGGCGGTCTGCCACTCGTCCGGCTGGACAGCCTTGCCGCCATATTTGCAGACGTAAAACTCGTAACTCGTCATGGGTTTACTCCTTGGCCGCCGCCCTCTTCGTGCGCTTGGCGGGCTTTTCTTCCGCCGCAGTATCCGTCACTTCGGGGAACGGCAGTTCCGCTGCCGCCTCGGCGGGCGGAGCATTGTCCGGCACAGGCTGCGCGTTGACCGCGGGGGTCAGCTCGGTGGCGGGCGGGATGTATCCGATAATAGCCATAGTAAATCCTCCTTACGCCTGGTCGTGGCTGAAGTACATGCCAGACAGCATATTCTTGTATGCCTTGGCGATGCCCACCATGCGATAGCCGAAGACATAGGCATCCGCGTCCGGGTTGTTCTCCGGGGCGATGATCTTCGGGGCGGCGTGCTTCGTGTACTGGATGAGCGCATCCTTCTGGACGATGGCGAAGTTGATGTTGGCCGCGCCGGCTGCCTTCGTGTAACCGCCGGCTTCCTCCCCGGTCTTGCCGGAAAGCTGCTTGATGGCCGTGTAGAAGCGGCGCTGGGGAACCTTGATGACCCGCTCGAAGCCTTCCAGAACCTTCTTGCTCTTCGTGGTGTCCATATCGTTGATGCCCTGCAGCAGCGTCGGCGTGATGAACAGGTAGCGCCCGGTGGCGGTGACTTCCTCATCGTCCATGGCCGTCACGGCAGCACTCAGCGCCGCAACGGTGGCCGCGCCATCGGCAAGCGTCTCTTCCTTCTTCGTGACGCCGCTGATGCCACAGTAGGACGCAAAGCGGAAGGCGTCCAGTTCGGGCACGACCTTGTCACGGATGAACTGAGCCGACAGACGGCCAAAGGCAAGGCCAGCGGTTTCCAGATCGTCCATGACGTCCACGTCAAAGCGGCGGCCACGGTCAAAGTTGCACTTGACCGTCTCGTTCGTCATGGTGACGCCGCCCTGCACATAACCGCCGTTGCGGCTGTAGTCGGCCAGACCGTCCATGCTCATCATGGGGATGATGAGTTCGTTGGCGTTCGCGCCCTGCTTGGCGAGTTCGGGCGCACCGTCCAGCACGCTCGTAAGCGAGGCCAGTCGGTAGCACTCATCCAGCTTGGGGACAAAAGATTTTGCGAGTTCGATAGTGTTGCTCATAGGTTTTGCTCCTTATCTTATTCCATCGGCAGGCCCATTGCTTTGCGCAGGGCACTGTCAGAATTGTCGGTGGTCATGGCGGTGCGGCCCGTGCCTGCAGCATAGGGCGGCGGAGTTTCCTCGGTGTCGAACATATAGCCGCTGTCCTTCTGCAGCGCGGCCAGCGCGGCGGGAATGTCCTTGTCGGGGTCTTCGCTGCCGCGCAGGGTGTCCAGATCGAGCAATGCGCGGATGGCCTTGCCGCTGCGTCCATGCGCGGCAGCAATGGCAGAATCCAGCTTTGCATCAAACTGCACCGCCGCAACGCGGGCATCCGCGTCTTTCTCGGCCTGCTCTGCCTTGGCCTGCCATTCCTCGGCGCTCTTGCGCAGGCCGTCGATGTCGGTGTCCTTGTACTCGGCCAGCGCCTTGTTGGCGTCGGCCAAAGCCTCTGCCGCTGTACGCTGGGCGTCCTTGGCCGCGTCGTAGTCGGCCTTGGCGACAAAGCCCTTGTTGATCTCGGCGGCGATCTTGTTGTCGATTTCCTCATTGTACCCATCACCGAGGATGGGTTTCAGCCAGTCAAGCATAGGTGATCTCCTTCGTCTGTGTTGTCTGTGTCGCTATCGTCCTGCGCTTCATCGGCGCGGGAGCAGCTTCCTTCGGGTGGGATTTCGGGCTCAGAGTGATACTCCTGCAGCCGATCTCTCGGCAGGTGCGGGTGCGGATCGGGTCGCAGATGCGGTGCGCGGTATTTGCCAACCTTGTGCGGCTGCGGATGCGAGACGATCCGCTTGTTTCTCCGAACGCGGGGTGCAAGGCCGAGAAATTCCCGAAGCTGCCGCATAAAGGAATCAAACGCACGCTGCGGGTCGGCATAACAGGTTGTGTCATAGGTAATACAGAACATAAAGCACCTCTTGCATAATTTTGGGCACGAAAAAAAGCACCGCTTAAAAAGCGGTGCAAATGACGTTTATACAGTGTTTAAAGGGGCTTTGCTTTTTTGAACAGTTCCTTGAGGAAAGCATCGTGCTCCGCTTCCAGTTCGGCCAGCGGGCGCGGTGGGGGCTTGCTGGGGTCAAAGGCGATGCGCTCATCTTCCGCCGTCCAGTTGCCTGTTGCTTTAAGCAGATAGATGGAATCCGTAGTGGCGCTGCGGTCTGGGTCAGGTGTCCAGTCGAAAAAATCCGGCTCAGGATCATCCTCAGTATAAGGCCAGCCTCGCGTAAGGTCTGCTCGCCACTTTGCGATTTCTTCTGGAGTCGGAGGGTTATCTTGAAAATACGAGCCCATACTTAGCACCATCCCTTCGCAGTTCTTCAGCAAATGCAATACGCTGCGCAAGCGCGTCTTCGATTTTGCCGAATTCACCTTTATAGAGAGGATATTTCTTTTTTAAGGTCTTAAACCAGCCCTCGGCATTCTTTTGGGAATAGCCGAACACCTTCTCGCAGGTGAACAGCGCTCCGGCATTACCGACAGCGCCGATGCCCTGCATCTGAGGGCGCTTGATAAGCTGCTGTATATCCTCTGGGCTAAGTATACCATTGCTGGGGTGATTATGTAAAGAGTAATAGGGCACTTGCATCTCCGGGGGCTTGACCTTCATACTGTTCTGCCCGCCCACATAGTAGCCTGTGCATTTACCGTCTTTGGTAAAATTCACGACGGCCTCCGTGCCGACTTCCAGCCCCTGCACCTTTTTCAGCACGCCTCTGGCGTATTCCTGCGCCAGACCGTTGACCTTGTTGGAAACGCCTTGAAAGAACGGCTTCGGCACAGCCCGGATGCGTTCATCCGTGACGCTGTACAGTTTGTGCCCTGCGATTTCTACGTCCCGAAGTTGCTCCGGCGCAGCCTTTTTGTAGGCCCACACAGCCCGGTTGGACTGGCTGCGGCCAAACCCGGCCACCTGCAGGCGTTCGCTGCGGGTGGGCAGACCCACGGCCTTGCAGAATCTCGCATACTCGGCCTGCACGACCCGCAGCTTGATTTGATGCTTCTGCAGATCGGGGCTTTCGGTTTCTTCGTCGGCCAGAATCTGGCGCTTGATGAGCCGGATGCCGTTTTCGATGCGGCTCTGCTCCTGCCCGACCTCGTACAAGGTGTACCGGTAGCCATTGTACACAACGCCGCGCTCGTTGTCATCCTTGAATTTTTGAAGCTGGGCTTCGGTGTACTGCGGCGCGTTCACGCCTAAAATGATGGGATTTGCCGTGTGCCCGCAGTTCAAGTGCCCGATGCGGCGCTGCAGGCTGTTGTTCAGTTTTTCAAATTCTGCATCGCCGTACTGCCGCCCCTGTATCGGCTCATGGTCGGGTGCGCAGGCGGCGTGGGCACTGATTTCCCAGCCGTCGCACCCCAGCGCGTCATGGTCGGCGTGCTGGATTTCATCATCCAACTGGCCGAGTTGATCCATGATGTACCGCCTGCAGGCGTACTCAATGCCAACGCTGCGCCCGCTCTTTTGTTCAATGGTGCGCAGGCCGCGCTTTGCCAGCGGCGTCACGGCGCGGCGGATGGCCGTGTTCAAGTCCAGTGTACCTGTGGCAACCTGCCGGAACGCAAAATCCATTGCGCGGGCGTAGGCCGTCTGCAACGGTTGCACCTTGCCCTCCGGCGTATCGGCCCACAGGTCACGCAGCAGTTCGCGGGTCTTGCTCTGGGTCATGCGGGTGTAGGCTTCAGTCATCCGCTTTAGGCTGCCGTTTTCATCAAGGCTCAGGCTCTTGTCGGCCACATATTCAAACAGGCTGGCAATGACTTCCTCGCTGATGCCGATCTGCTTCGATACGGCCTGCTCAATGGCCTTTTTGCCCTCGCCCAGTGCCTGCGCCCGATAAATCTGGTATTCGGCAGTGTCGGTGATAGCCCCGGCCTTCTGCACGCGCCTGCTGATGTCCTTGATAAGTTCATCAATGCAGGGCTGTGTCATGGCAAGGGCGGCGTCACTCAAGCCCGCACGCTGCTCAGCGGTCATGCGGCATCACCTCAACCTTCAAGGTCTTTCAACTCCGGCATATAGTTCTTGCGGATTTCGGCAAGGTCAGCTTCCGTCTCGGCAGGCAGGTCAAATTTCCACGCCAGCGCCAGTTCCGGCTTCAGCAGGCCCATCTGCACAAGTTCCTTGCGCTCCGTCCACTCTTGGTCGGCATCGTACAGCACACCGTTTCCCCATGTTACGGCAAGTTCGTCGGCATCCCATGCCGACGCATCGCACAGGCGGTATGCCTGCCCGATCTGGTCGCCGAGCCGGAGCGCCGCTTGTAGGGCGTCATAGTACAGATGCTGAAAATCCATAATGGACAGGCTATAATCGCCCGCGCTGGAATTGATCTCCGTCGCCGTTTTGCTCACAGCCTCGGCGTCGGAGAGGATGCCGCGCTTGATGCCCAACAGATTTTCGATAGCCTTTAAGTAGGTCTGCCGCCGCGCCTCGTAGCTTTCATTGCGCAGCGCAGGCGCAAAGGGCGTGATACCGACGCTCTGCTCGTTGCCGTCCAAACCGACGAACACATCATCGGTCAATGATTTTTTGCCGTTGTGGGTGCGCAAAATATCGGCACTCGCCACAACGCGCATCCTGCCCAACTCAAACTCACGGCTAAATTGCAGTTCATTTTCGTTGATGCGGTGGATAAGCCCCATTGCAGGCTCGTAGATGGAAACGCCGTCCGCGCTGCCGTCTACACAGTTTGTGATGGGCATCCGCAGGAACACCATGCCGACGCCATCAATGGGCACGGCAAAGGTGTACTCATCTTCCAGCCGCTCATATTGCGGCAGGCTTGCCAGCGGCACGCGCCGCCCCAGTGTGCTTTTGTTGTCGGAGCAGTACAGGCGGTACTGGATCGTGAGCCGCCCGGCAAAGGATGTGCGCCGCTCGACCAGCGTGTAAAAATGATGGTCGGCAGATACAGACTTCTCGCACAGCGCCACATCCGAGGGGATGCCGCTTGCATCGCGGCCTAAAATAATGACGGAATCGCGTCCCACGATCTGCCATGTCAGCCGTCCATCCGGCACCGGTACAGGCTTTGCCCACGCCTCGCCGCCAATCATGGCCTGTGTCATAAAACTGGTCTTGCAGGCATCAAAGGTGCTGCGCACGCCGTCAAGGTATTTTTCCTTGGCACTGTCGGTATGCTGCAGGCTGCTGTCATACTCGCCGAAGGTTGCCTTGCACAGCTTGTTCACAATGGCATACGGCAGGCGCTGGCAGGGGTCTTCGGTTTTGGTCGGGGCACGGCCATACCATGCAGCATACCACTCTGCGATGGCGTGCTTCATGGCACTGCTGGTGGCATCCGTCATGCCCAGCGCCTCTTCAATGTTTTCGACTGCGTTGTTTGTCAGTGCGCGGATCAGAGCGCCCATCATGCTTTCCCCCTAGAGTGATTTCCCGAAAGCAACGCGGCCACAGGCAATAGTCTGTCGCCGCCCGCCACGGGCAGCCCCGGCATTTATCCGGCTTTTTCTTTGGCTTCTTTTTCATGGCTTTCCACCACGACAGTCGGTGTCATGTGCCGCAGTGCATATTCCAGCCCGGAAATATAGCACTGCTGCCGCTCCACAGTCTGCCGCAGTTCCTCCTGCTTTTTGTTGGCGGCTGCCAGTTCGTCCAGCAGCGATTCATAGGCCCAGCGCGGCAAAAAGCGGTCAATGAGCCATTTGCGGAATTTCTTCATCATGCACCCCTGCGCATCCAGATACGGTTGACAGCATAGCGGACGGCGTCAATGTGATGGTTGTCCGCGTCCACATACCCCGGTAGCACTGTTCCGTCACGGCCAACTTCGTACTCGTATTCACTGAACTCCTTCGCCGTGTCGGGGCAGCGGTGCGGGTCGATGACGATGGCCGTCAGCCCTTGCAGCCACTTCATGCTCTGGTTCACGCTTCCCGGCCCCTTGACAGCCTCACGGCAGAGGATGCCAAAAGCGCGGTAGTCGGCGCAGGATTTCATCTCTGCGGAATCGGCGGTCACGCTCTCCCACGATTCAATACGCTGCTGCACCAGCTTTGCGGTTTCCTCGTTGGAGGTACGCAGCCGGGTCAGTTCGTCGAAGATATACAGCGTTTTGCGTGCCGCATCATAGTGGCAGCGGTTGAACGCCCACGGGTCGGGATACCAGCCCCAGTCAACACCGTTTTCAATGGTGTCGAAGTTTCGGATAGTCTTTTGCGAGATAGGCTCAAGCCGCAGATTTTCAAATACCTGCGTGCCGCTGCCGACGACCTCGCCCAGATATTCATGGCGGTATTTCGTCGGCTGCGTTTCCTTGATGTACTCCGCCTGCGCCAGAAACTTCGGGCCGAGCCATGCAGCAGGGGCTTGCAGGTAGGTCGAATGATGGATGCGCTTGCCCTTGCGTTCCTCGCGGGCGTAGCGGTTTGCCCAGTTGCGGCTGGCAGCCGGAGGGTTGAAGCTGATAAAGGTAAGGCCAAACTCACCGCCGCGCAGCGCAGACTGCTGCACATTGCGCACGGCATCTTCGCCGCCCTTGATTTGGTCAGCTTCCTCAAACCACAGGATACCGATATACCCGAACGGCAGCTTGATGGATTTGATCTTCTGCGGATCATCCAGTCCACGGAACAAAATGCGCTGCCCGGTGGGGAGATAGGTACATTGCAGGGGGCTTTGTGTGCATTTGAATTTCGTGGTAAGTCCCAGCTTGTCGATAGCCCACAGGATTTGCGCATACACGCTGTCGCGCATCGTGTCGCCGACCTGTCGGGTCACAAGGGCGTGGCAGTCCGGGTGCTTCACCAGCTGCAGCACTACTTCCGTGCCAACATAGGAACTTTTCAAGCTGGCACGCCCGCCCGATTCAACTGCTTCGTCGATAACGCCCATGTCGATCAGCTTGTGCGTCTCATAGAAAGCCGGGCCAATGATGTCAGACAGGCGCACGCGCTTTTTATTCGACGTCATCCACGATCACCACCTCATCGCTGCCGCCGCTTGACTGCATCTCGCGGTACATCTTGATTGCTTCAATATCACCGTCGCGGGCTTTTTCGACCAGCGCGGCATAAATGGAAGCATATTCCCCGACAGCGTATTTCTCGACCATAGCGTCCAGCATAAGGCCGAAGTCCTTCCTGCCCAGCCGTTTATATTGCGTTTGAAGGGTCTTTAAATCCTCGGCGGGATTGTACGCTTCCTGCTCGGCTGCCTGCCGGATTCCTGCAATCAGTTCCCGGACACTGCCGTTTTTTGTTCGCATCGGCGGCTCCTTTCTCGATAAAAATAGGGCGCCGATTTCTCGACACCCAAAACAGCCCCAGAAACGGCGCTGTGCGTGGTTCTCTTATTCTGCGGGCAGTTTTGCCACCCGCCGCGTTTAAACGTTTTTGAACGGCGCTCTCGCGTGTTTAAACAGTGTTATGGCGTGGTGCAGAATTGCGGGCTATATTTTAGGGGCAGGCTTCGCCATTTCCGCCTTGATGCAAGCCGGAATCCTCTAAAATATGTCCGCTGTGTTCACGCTGCGGGGCGTACCAGCCGCAGCATTACTTGCAGTTTCCTGTCTGCCGTTTAAACGGTAACTAAGGGTTATGGTTTTATCCTCGCCGCCGACAGGCACGCGCACCGTGGCGCGGCGGTCATGGCGGTTCACTTTTTCCAGCAAATCCCTCAAGTGCGCCAGCGGCCCGCTGGTAAAATCCAGAGTTCCGTCCGCCTGCACCTCCGCCTCGCTGGGCGGCAGTGGGCCATCTCCGGCCAGCCAGAGGATGTTGGCTTCCTCGCGGGCGCTCAGTGCCTCCGGCGTGCCTTTGGTGGCTCCCAGCCAGTGCAGCACACCGTCCTCATCGCGCACCGCATAATAGACACAGTACACATCCGGCGTGCTGACAAAGATATAGCTGGGGAACAGCGTGTAAAGCTGTTCCTGCCATTTGCCACCGCGCCGGATCATCCGCCGCTCCTGCGGGCATCTGGCGTCCACGCCCTTGCCGCGCAGCTTCTGCGTGATTTCGGCTTCCATCCCGGTCATAACCTGCAGGGCGTACATACTCATGCGCTGCCCTCCTGTGCCTTGCGATCAAGGTAGGCCGATACCTGTTTGTACAGATCGGGTCGTTCCTTCGCCATAGCGCTCCACAGGGCGCTTTTCAGATCGCCCGTGCCTGCCTCGATGTCAGACTTGTTTTGCAGTTCCACGCGCTTCTTGTAGGCGACGGCGCGGGTCAGACCGCTGATCTGATTCATAAGTTTATCGACGCTGACCGCGCTCCAATCCTCATCCTTTTTAGAGGTCAGCGCGGTCATAAGGTTTTGGCTGGCAACACGCACAAGCGCTTCGGTGGTGTCCAGATCGGGATACCGCTCCAATTCGTCCAGCATATTGCGGAAGTTAGCCTGTGCGATCTGTAAGGTTTGCAGGTTCTCCACATACCCCTGTGCATAGCGGCAGACGCTGGAAACGGAAAGACTGTACCCCTGCTGCTCCAGATAGGTCACGATGTCGGAGTAGGTGGCACTGCCATCCATTATCATCTCTTCCACGGTGGCCTTCATTTCTGGGGGCAGGGTGTCGATCTTGCTGTGCTTGCGATTGCCGCCCTTTTTGCCATTCAACGGCCAGCTGCTCATATCACACCTCGATCATCTCATCCTTGGTTTTGTGACACAGGACGCTGATGCCCTCGGCGGTAAGTTTGGCTTCCAGCAAATCCCAGCCGATGTCTGCAAAATCTGGAACAAGGATTTTGTCCGCAATCGTGCGCAGCTGGATGTACTTTGCCATCGCCAGATAATTGATGCAGTCGAGGAAGTCATCTTGGCTGACGCCCCAAATCTGCGCCGCCTGCTGTACATCGGTCAAGCGGTTGTAGCTGTGCCGGATGATGTTGATGGCCTGCATGACCTTGCCGTTATTGTGCGGGAAGGCGTTGGCACGCAGCTGCTTCATCAGCATTTCTTTTTCATTCATCGGAGAGCCGTCCTTTCATCAAGAGATTCAATATCTGGTCGAGTTTCTTTTCAGTTTTCGCCTGTTCCCGGAAGTAGTCTTCCTTTGTCAGAAAGTTTCGCTGGATGGCCTTGATGTCGTTGTGGCATTCAGTCCAGTCCTGCTGGTGCTGGCTTCTGGTCGTGTAGGTGTGCTGAATTTCCGAAATTTGCTGTTTGCACTCGCCGACCTCTTTTTCAAGTTCGGCCTTAGTTGCCGCACTGTCAAGTTTCCGCTCGATTTTGTCAAGACTGCGTTTTACCATCCAGCCCAACGCCCCAATCAAGAACGTAAGCAGGATTCCGATCAGCCACCACGTTCCCGCATCAAACTCCATAATCCGTACCCCTAAACTAAAAAATCGTGAGTGTCACTGGTTTCTATAACCAATGATACTCACGATTCGCAAAATGGGCCAGATTAAGCATTTTAATATTTTACTTTACGTTCTGGCGGGAAAAAGCTCATTTGCCCATCAAGGGGTCTTGCCCGGATTTCCCGGTGCTTTTCGTCCACGATGGCCCGCACCGTCACCGTTGTCAAGTTGTACTTCTTGGCAAGGGCTTTCAGATTGTCGCCGTTGTATTCCTCCACGATGCGCTGATTGCGGGCGATCCGCTCAAAACTGTCGCGCTTCGGTATGTAGATTGTCTCGGCAGCGTACACGTCGATCAGCTTCAAATAGTTCTCAAAGCCGATGAGGTCGGCCACCTCCCGCTGGGCGGGGGAAAGATCGTCAGGGTGGATTTCCCACTCATCCATCGGCATCACCCCGGCTCTTCTGCGCGGTCTTGACGTAGCCCTTCAAAACCTCGACCAGCTTGTTGCCGTCCTTGTAACTGATCCAAGCGAAGGGGTCTTTCGGGAAGGCATCCATGCCCAGTTCCTTCTTGATGATGGCGCACAGCCTGTCACCGAGCGGGGCCTTGCTGGGGCTGGCATCTTGCAGCCGATACATGAGCGCCCAGACCTTGCGCCGCTGTCCCTCGCTGGTGTGGCCCGGTGCGGTCTTTCGGAGCGGCTTTCCGCTTTTGCGGGGCGGGGGCGTTCCTTGCCGCCCCTCCAACTCGCCGATGACCTTGCAGGCTTCGCCGTAGGTCAAGGCTTTAATGCTCTTTTTCCCGGTCATGCCCTCGACCAACTCATGCAGCAAGTCGTCTTCCTCGTTCCGCTTCACCATGCCCAGAGCGCCGCCGATAGCGTAAATTTTTCGGATTTGATAAGCGTTGCATCCGCTCCCGGCCATAAGTAGCCTCCCTTCCCGGCGTCAGCCGCCGTTCTTAAAATGTTTAACGATGCACTTCACGCCTGCGCACAGCAGCGATGCCGCCACCGTTACGATGATGGCGCTCCCGGTAGCACCCAGAACCACAGCACAGAGCCAGATGCCCGTGTTCAGTCCGCCTGCGATAGAAGTCATCATGCGTCGGCCTCCTTGCTGCTCACATCATAGTAAAACTCATCCACCGTGCGGATGTAAGCGCCTACCTGCTGCAAAATGTCACCGGGCTGGCGCTTCAGAGCCTCACGGTCAAGCGTTTCAGTGGTTTTGATAAGTTCGGCGTGCCCCAGCACCTTCAGCGTGGCGATGGCCTCGGCCACGCGGCTGCTGGCAAGCATCAGCTTGCTGCTGACACGGTAGCCGACAGTGCCGAAGTTCAGAGCGCGGCTCTTGCCGTCCAGTTCGGCCCGATGCAGATCAACGTATGCCTTGACCTCGCTTTCCAGCGCCTTGACCCGGTTCTGCAGCGGCAAAGCCCCCTGTGCGTAGTCGGCCTTGATGCTGTCGATCTGGCGGTCACGCTGGACAGCCATTTCCGCCAGCGTGTGCTGGCACTCCCGGATGTCCCGCAGGGCGTTGTCCACTGCGCCCCAGTCGGCCAGTGCCGGAACGCTGGTTACTTTCTTTCTTGCCATAGATATGTACTCCTTTGCTTTATTGCGGCGTGACAAGGCGGATGTCGGCATTATTGGCTTCAAAATGCTTGACAAGCGCCTGCCAGTTCGTCCAGTGTGTCTGATAGGCCGTGAAGGTTTTCTCGCGGAACTTTTTAAGCAGTCCCCGGTCTTTCTTCGGCATCTTGTTATAGGCGGCAATCTGCTTGCGGGACATCAAGGAAGTTTCCTTTTGAGGGATAAACCTCCGACGCTCCTCGCAATCTTGCACAAACCATGAACCGCGTATTTCGCCATTGACATACACCGCTATTCCATTGCGGAACATGCTGATGCACTCATTGACAAGGGTGACGCTGTACCCATCGCACAGTAAATCGACTTGTCCGAGTGGAGCACGCAGTCTACTCTTTGCCTTTTCCCAATCTTCTTTTTTCACAAAAACGCTCCTTCCTCTCTCTGCATTTGCCGGGGCTTGAGACCCGCGCCCATCCGGGCGGCTGCATTAAGGCGCGGGCGTCTGCCCGCAGGGGTGTTGTTAAACTAAGCACCTTTTTTCTTGCTTTTCGGGGGCCGCACGCGCGGCGGGCGGGTGTAGGCCATACTTTCAAGGGCTTCTTCATAGCCCCGGTCATAGCCCTCCCAGTAAAGGGGCGGCAGTTCGTCGGGGTCGTCAAATTCCTCGGCGGGCTGGTTCAGCACCGCCTCCTCGCGGCGGGCATCGTCCATAAGGCTGCGCGATGTGATGTAAAGGCACAGCCCCCACACGCCCAGCAGCAGGATCATGTAGCCGAGGCTGGCGTTCACGGCCAACGCTCCGACGAAGATGCCCACCAGCGAGCCGCACATGATGCCGCCCACGGTAAAATATCCGCACTTCAAATTCATCTAAAAAACTCCTTTCCTCAAACTGCCCCCAGCATACCAATGCCCATGTGGGCGGCCATGCGGTACAGATTTTCATAGCTGACATCGTTGGCGCTGGCCGCGTTGGTGTACAGGTTCATTGCGCCGCGAATGCCCCACGGACTGCGGCAGACGCTCAGCAGGAAGTCCATTTCCTTGCGGGCGTCCTGCTCGGCCAGCACCGGAAACAGCTTCCGCACGTCATCTTCCTTGACCTTGCGGGTGGTGTACTCGCGCTGCATACGGATGCGGCTAAACAGCTGCGCAAACTGCGCTTGCTGGCGGCCCTGCAGACGGCTGTACACCTCGCTATTGCCGATGAGCACCACGCCGACACCGTGCTCCACGGTCATGGGGTTGTCGTCCGTCAGGGAGCGGATTTCTTCCAGCGCCGCATATTTGAGGTGCTGGGCTTCGTCGATGACGATGACCCAGTTCGTGCCGTCAAGGCGGGAACGCAGCGCCATCATCTGATCCATCTTGTTGCGGCACTCCGGCACGCGCAGGGCGCGGGCCAGCAGCTTGATGGAGCCGTTCAGTGTGCCCGTGCTGGGCGTGATGCTGATGCCCACCGCGTTCGTGGGATGGTCGTGCAGGAACTTCTGTGCGCCCTTGCTCTTGCCGACGCCCGCATCACCGTGCAGCACGACCATGCAATGCTCCAGCTGGGCAAAGCGGATGCTCTGGCAGACATCCTCGCTGATGCTGGTCGGCACATACGCCGCGCGGGGCAGCAGGCTGGCGGTCTTCTCGGCGGCGGCCTCTGCCTCTTCATCCAGCTTGAAGAACTCGCTCAGTTGCCGCTCAACGGCTTCTACCGAGCCTTTATACTTCTGATTGAGGTAGCTGCTCAGTGCCGCGCTGGAAAGATTCACTTTAGCGGCAAACTGATTTTGACTGATGCTGTGTGTCTCCATGTAACGCTGCGTGCGCTGGATCAGCGCGGGGTTATAGGTCTTTTCCATCTTCAATTCCTCCTCGTTGTCTGATGATGTTCTCATTCATCCTGCCGATGTCAATGTCACCGACAGCTTTAAGCAGGGGTTCTTCGCGGGCAGATTGCTGCAGCTGTATCAGCTTCGGGCTGGGGAAGGTGTCCAGTGCATCCAGATTGCGCTGGGCCAGTGCCGTTGCAAGGGTAAGGGCGCGGTCTGGATCATCCGGCAGCCGGAGGGCTGCGCCATATTCCCGCACGGCTTTTTCGGCGCGGCGCTTGGCAGCCATAAGGTCGGCGATCTGTTCTTGATTTTCCAGATACCCGGCTGTCAGCTTGTTCTGCGGTGCTACACACAAGAAGCGGTCTTCCATATCGTAGACGCGCACGCTGGACAGATCTTCCGGGTCGTACCGCACATAAACTTTCTCCTTCATGCGCATATTTACCAGTTCCGGGGTGTAAAAATCCAACTCCAAGCCGTGCAGCTTCAAGGTCACGCCGCGCCGTCCGATGCGGACGGGCTTGCTGGTGCGCAGCAGCATCAGCTGCAGATCGTCGTCACTGGCGGGGCGGCGGGCCACACCGTTGCGCAGGCTCTCGTGCCAGACCTGTATGCGGCTCTTGCCTTTATCCTCGGCCACACTGCCGCCGTAGTCGTCGCAGTTCATGTAGCCTTCTATCAAGGTGTCGACAGCGGCGATGACTTCGGCATCGGTGGGAATATGCTCCCCGCGCTTCAAAACGGCCTTTAGGCGGTTCGGCTTCTCGACCACGTTGCCGCCTGTGTAGGTGGGGAACAGTCGGGAAATATAGTTTTTAACATCCTCAAACCGACGTTCGACCAGCTTGGCGCGGGCATTGCGCACAATAGCGTTTGTCATTTCAATGCCCAGCCGCTCAAAAACACCGGGCGGCGCAAACGGCTCGCTGCCGTCGGCCAGCCGCTTTTTGGCGCGGTGACCGCGTCCGCCGATGTCGTAGGTCAAGAACTCTCGGCCATTGTCAACATAGGCGCGGCTCGGAATGCCAAACTTCGAGATACCCTTGCGCAGCGCGTTCAGCGTTGCTTGGCTTCCGGGGCTGTCTGTAACATACCAGCCTGTAAAGATACCGCTGCGGGCATCCAGCCACGCGCTCAGATACAGTCGGTGCAGTGTGCCGTCCGGCCCCATGCTCTCCACATCAAGGGTGTGGGTATCGCCTACCCAGAAGTCGTTGGCGTTGATGCTCTCATATTCACGGCGTATGTAGGGGCTGCACAGGTCATAGTATTTTTTCTCGCCCATGCGGCACAAAACCATGACCGGGTAAGGCACAGCCTTTGCTTTGCGGTAGAAGGTGTGATACCCCGGCAGGGGCATCGCTTCGGGCATATTCTGCTGTGCCCACTCTTCTGTCAGCGCAATGCAGCGGGGCACGGGAAGCTGACTTTCATCAAGAAAAAGTGACAGAAAAACTCTCTCAATAGCCTCCGGCATCTTGCTCATGCCCTTGCGGGCCTTGCCGCGCATATCCACCAGTGCGCCATAGTCGCCCTCGCGGATGGCCGCCCACTTCCTGTAAAGCGTCTCCACGCTGATTTGACGGTCTGGCTCTTCCATCCGGCACAGCAGCACAAATTTTTCGTCGCACTCGGCTTTCTTTGTCCCGGCCTTGTTGCGGTAGGTCTGCCAACGGTCAACGGTTGTTATCCAGTACCCAATTTCACCGCGTTCCTCGGCAGTGTAGGCTTCCAGAGGTTTGCAGACGGCGGCGGGCTTGTCAGCCTTTTTCGCCTTGGCCGGGGTCGCCGCAGGCAGTGCGGCGGGCGCGTGCTCCGCAAAGTATTTCTGCTGCGCCGCATCGGGCAGGCTGGAAAGCGGGAACAGGTACTCCGGCCTGTTCTGAGCGTTCATGTGGATTTGATAGGAAAGCGCACCAGATTGCGCCATTCTGCGGACGTGGCGCATAGACACGCCCATCAAGGCACTGGTTTCCGATGCTTTCAATAACGCTTCCAAAAAATCACCTCTTTCTGACCTGCCATCATCAGACTGTGTAGGTCATCTCACAGTGACGCCCGCGCAGGGCGTTTCGACTTATTGATAAAATTGATTTACACTGTTCTTTTTTCACCAATGTTTGATGATCTCGGCCAGAATGTTGAGAAGAATAGAGCTGATTGCCAGAACCAGCGCCCAGTCTTGGAGGGTCATAGCGTTCACCACCTTTCGTCGCAATCGTCAGCACTGAACTGGCCCCCGGTGCTGTAATTCCACTGCAACTCAATGCCCCGTCCCGGCACATCGTAAAGTGCAGGGCCGTGTGCGCAGCACTTCCAGCCGTCCTTCGGCCTGTGTACCCATGCCAGATCGCATTCGGCATCATACCGATCAACCTTGTAAAGCCCTCCGGCGTTGGGGTAAGTTTCCCCAACAATCGGCTTGTCCGGCAGCCTGCGGATGCGCTGGCTGCCTGCTTCAATGTTCGTCATCGTCAAATTGCACCTCGCTTAAATGCTGTTTATACGGTCTTTTACCGCTCTTTAAAATCAGGACAGCGGTAAAATCCTCGCGCCATGCCCTCGGCCCGCTCCACCAGTTGATGGCGTCTTCCAGCGTGGTGTACTCCGGGCCGTAAGCTTCCTGTATGGCTTCAATAATTTTCATACCGCTCTCCTTGGCCTGCCATCTTCAGTACCGGGCGGCCATTCCCGGCAGACAGCCCCGAAGGGCTGTTTCGGCTGTTCAAATTAGGGGAACTTATGTTAAAATATCTGTAAAGGGGGATTAAAAATGGATCACATAACGCATGATGAATTTGCTGGCCGCTTAGAAAAAATTATGGAACCTCTTATCAGTCGCCCATCTTTTAAGGCAAAGATTGCCTTTTTTCTCGGGAATGTGTCGAGCTATAATCCCTATGGCACAGACAGGCTTCATGGTGCAAAAGCATACATTCGGGCACTTTCAAAAGTGCTTGCCAATCCCGACAAGATTGATGCTCTAAACAAGAAAACGCCTTCGATTGATTTGGTATGTACACTCTTGTATCTTGAAAGCATATACAATGCGCTTAATAGTGGCCGTCCGCACATGGCACTTAAAAATCCCGCCGAGGATTCTCAGTTTCTTCTATATGCCTTTGATGACGTTTGGGCCTATGTCCGCGCCCGTCTATAGAGTATGTGAGGAAGGGATTCTTTCCATCATCATCCAACGGTCTTTTTCTCACTGCCGGATTTTCGTGCAGTTCCTTTTCATGGTAAATCTCAAGATTGAATCTTTTTACAACCACCGCCGCCCGGAAATTGATGTTGTGGGCTGCGATTGCAGCATCTTCCCAGTTTTCCAGTAAAATGGCAGCTATCTGCACATTGCTGGAGCCCGGGACTTCTTTGTGGGTATCGGCAAACGCTTTCTGGATCGCGTTCCTGTCAAAATGGGCAACTCCCATAAGGTATTTAATTGCTCTTTTGCGTGTCATTCTGCATTTCCTTTCTGGCCTGCCATCATCAGTGCCGGGCGGCCACTCCCGGCAGACGGCCCGCAGGCCGTTTCGGCTAATTATATGGATTATTGTTGGAACAAGTCATCCTTGTTCATGTCGGGGAAGAACCGTTTTTGGATTGTCTGAACCTCCGGCCATGTAAAAGGACTCTTGCCCGCCAACTTATTATTAAAAGATTTCGGGGTAACACCGATGGCAGCGGATATAGCCGCTTTCTTAATCCCTCGCTCTGTGATTTTTGCTTCTAAGAAGCTGTACTTCATGTCATGCACCTCCAAAGTTCCAAATTCGGAATCTTTTACTATAATATAATCCCTAATACGGAATTTGTCAACCTTTTTATCGGTGCTTTAGTTCCGTATTTGGCACTTTTTTGTTGACGCTGGAATCGCAAACCGTTATACTGTTAATAATGAAAGGGGATTCAATATGGAATTAGGTGCTATTATTTCTCAAAAGCGGAAACAGGCAGGACTTACCATAGATGACCTTGCGGAGCGCTCTGGCGTTCCCAAAGGCACATTGAATAAGATAATCAATGGATACACACGCGATCCGCAAATTGAAACAGTAAAATCGATTGCACGCGCATTGGATTGCACGCTGGAAGATTTTGACGATTCACCCCGCGTGCGTACCTTGTCAACAGATGAATATGATTTGATTCAGCAGTATCGACTGTTAGATTCAGCAGGTCAAGAAGTAGTCCGATTTCTATTGACAAAGGAATTAGAGCGCCTGCAAAATCTTGGCGTGATTCCAACACCATGAGCAACCGTATCACAAGACGGAGAGGAATGTCTCGCATTTGTTGGGAAATAACGCTATGCGTTATACATGGTGTTCAAACATTATTTTTTAGTCGGACATCGTAGCAATTTCCGTTTTTAGATAATTTTCTTCTTTTGACGTTGTATCGTAATAGGACAGCAGATTTCAGTCGGACGCAAAATGTCCGACTGAAATTATAAGAGGCGGCAGCCAAACTTATGCAGTGTGCATAGGTCTGGCCGCCGCCGTTTAAATTGTTTTAACGCCTGTTAAAACGCGATACTCCGATATTTAAGCGTTTATATAAAGGACTTTTTAAACGCCGTTTAAACGCTTTTCAAACGCTCCGCGCCCGCCGCGCTATCCAGCCGTCAATCCGCCGTTTTAACCCCCAAAATGGGCAAAAAAATTTTGCAAGCCAGCATCCCGCCAACTTGCAAAATTTCGCGTTCAATTTCGTTTAACTCTCATTAAAAACCGCGCTCTCGCGTCCTTTCCCGCCTTTTTCCACCTTTTTGCGCTCAAAATCCCCGCCCCGCCCGCATTTCTCACTCTTCAAGAAAACTCACACTAGTCTCTCCCATAAATTTGGTAACAACCTTATCCATTTGAACCGTATACAAGGGCAAATCTAACTCAGATGCGATTACTGATGCCGTAAATGTTTTGCCTGTCCCCGGTCGTCCTTCGATTAGTATCTTACGCCTATTGCTCAAGCCATATTGACGCAACTTTTCTCTATTGCGATACTCTACAAGTAATCGTTCTATTCTTTCCTCGATTTCTCTTGATACAACCAAATCAGAAAATCGCTCAGAGGGAATGGTGACAAGAAACATTCCATTTTCAACATTATTTAACCTAATGAGTTTGTTTTTCTTTGTTCCAATTTTATCTGCATACTGCTTAAGTTCACGAGCAAAAGTATCATGCCCATGTCTAGCTTCATTTGCAGCAATCTGGAGGACTGTCGTTTTAAATCTCTCGTCATCTTGCTCAATGTGTGCTTTTATTAAGTTTTTGACTTGGTCCGCTGTTGCCATGATGCCCCCCTCCCTTCTTATATATTATACTTACTCATTATCATTTTACTCGTTGTTTCACCTCCTGTCAATCATATATTTTGAAGCAAATGATCAACCATTTTATTTTAACCCTAATTTCCCTAGAAATTGCTTCTCGTGTCAATGACTTTCATGCCCACAATTCGTTTTCAAAGCTTTTGCATACACAATTTAATTTAGTATGTAAGCGACTTATGTCACATAATCGAATCAGCCTACTACGAAAAAGTTCAAAAAATTTTATAAAATTCAGAGGTTTTTCATCTTCTCCGTGGCTATCTGAATGAAGGGGCAAATCAGCCACTTCTTAAAAATCACAAGTCAAGGAGTGTTT